AAATCGCAGGAGTTGTACCCCAAAATCTGGCCCGGTATAAAGTGGTCAGAAAGAAAGATGCAGTGGACCGCGCCATCTGGCGCAAGGTTGTGGATGTCTTATCTGGATAGGGATGATGATGTCTTGCGTTATCAGGGTCTGGCATTTAGCTGGATAGGCTTTGACGAGTTGACACAATGGGCCACACCATATGCATGGAATTACATGCGATCTCGTCTACGGTCCACTGCACCTGACTTGCCAATTTTTATGAGGGCGACTACCAACCCCGGTGGCCGGGGCCATCACTGGGTCAAGAAGATGTTCATCGACCCTGCACCGTATAACAGGACATTCGATGCAACAGACACAGAAACCGGAGAAGTTCTTCGATATCCCTATGGGCATAGCAAGGCAGGAAAACCTTTATTTAAGAGACGCTTTATCCCGGCAAGACTTTCTGATAACCCATACCTTGCGGGGGCAGGAGACTATGAGGCCATGCTTCTCTCGCTTCCTGAACAACAGCGTAGGCAACTTCTTGAAGGCGATTGGGACATCAAAGAAGGTGCAGCGTTTACTGAGTTTGATAGGCGTGTGCATGTTGTTGAACCTTTTCATATCCCTGCTAACTGGGTTAAGTTTCGTGCATGTGACTATGGCTACGGTAGTTATACTGGGGTACTTTGGTTTGCAGTTGCACCTGATGAACAGCTTATCGTATATAGAGAACTCTACGTTAGCAAGGTACTCGCCACAGACTTGGCTGATATGATATTGGACTTGGAAGCCGAAGATGGTAATATTAAGTACGGTGTTTTGGACAGCAGTCTTTGGCATAGGCGTGGCGATACTGGTCCTTCTCTTGCGGAGCAAATGATTAGCAGAGGCTGTCGTTGGCGTCCGTCAGACCGCAGTAAGGGTAGCCGGGTAGCCGGTAAGAATGAAATACATAGGCGTTTACAGATTGATGAATTTACGGAGGAACCTAGACTTGTATTCTTTGATAGCTGCACAGAGACAATATCACAGTTACCGTCCATCCCTCTGGACAAGAAAAATCCAGAAGACGTTGACACAAAGTCTGAAGACCACCTTTATGACGCGCTACGGTATGGGATTATGTCCAGACCCCGGTTCTCTATTTTCGACTATGACCCGCATGGCAGACCATCAACAGGCATGCAAGTAGCAGACTCTACATTTGGATATTAAGGAAAAGCTATGGCAGAAGATGAAATTATGATTGAAGATGACGCTATCGCCCTAGAAGATACGGACGATACTGCTGTTAAAGACGCAGATGTATCTAATATAATTCCTTTTATTCTGGAAAGATTTCAACGATCTGAAGATTATCGTAGGCAAGATGAAGAAAGATGGTTGCGTTCCTATCGTAACTATAGGGGATTGTATGGGCCAGATGTACAATTTACAGACGCTGAAAAATCACGTGTATTTATTAAAGTAACAAAAACAAAAACGCTGGCTGCGTACGGTCAAATTGTAGATGTATTGTTTGCTAATAATAGATTTCCTCTTTCTGTTGAACCCACAGAACTTCCAGAGGGAGTAGCAGCAGATGTTAGTTTTGATCCTAAAGAACCAGAACAATTACAGGGGCAGACTGCTTTGTCTAGCCCCTATGGTTTTCCGGGGGATGGAAACGATTTACCACCGGGTTCTACGTCCGTATCACTAGAAGAGCTTCTTGGCCCTCTAAGTGAAAAATTAGAGCCAGTAAAAGATAAACTTAAAGAAGGGCCGGGGTCAACTCCTACAGCCGTAACTTTTAGTCCTGCATTGGTAGCGGCTAAAAAAATGCAGAAAAAAATTCACGATCAATTAGAAGAGTCAGGCGCGTCCAAGCACTTGCGTAACTCTGCATTTGAAATGGCATTGTTTGGAACAGGAGTTATGAAAGGTCCATTTGCCTCAGATAAAGAATACCCTAATTGGAATGAAGACGGAGAATACGATCCTAAATTTAAAACTGTCCCACAAGTAGAGCATGTATCTGTATGGAATTTTTACCCCGATCCAGATGCTAACAATATGGATGAGACGCAGTATGTAATAGAGCGACATAAAATGTCTCGTTCACAGCTACGCAATCTAAAAAAACGTCCATATTTTAGAGATCAAGTTATTGATCAGGCAATTCTTTTAGGAGAAAATTACGATAAAAAATATTGGGAAGAAGACCTGTCTGACTATGCTCCAGATCACGGCATAGAAAGATATGAAGTTCTTGAGTATTGGGGTATGGTAGAAACCGAAATGCTTAAAGAACAAGGAGTAGATATCCCAGAAGAACTACAGCAGTTTGATGAATTGCAAGCTAATGTTTGGATTTGCAATAACGAACTAATACGCATGGTGCTTAATCCGTTTAAACCTGCTAAGATACCTTATCATGCTGCGCCATACGAACTCAATCCTTACAGCTTTTTCGGTGTAGGCATTGCAGAGAATATGGATGACACGCAGACGTTGATGAACGGCTTTATGCGTATGGCTGTAGATAACGCAGTGTTGTCAGGCAATCTAATTGTAGAGGTAGACGAAACCAATCTGGTGCCGGGTCAAGACCTGTCACTGTATCCCGGTAAAATATTCCGTCGTCAAGGCGGCGCACCGGGTCAAGCTATTTTCGGTACGAAGTTTCCTAACGTATCATCTGAAAATATGATGTTGTTTGACAAGGCTCGTGTTCTAGCAGATGAAAGCACAGGCTTCCCATCATTTGCACATGGACAAACAGGAGTACAAGGCATAGGACGAACAGCTAGTGGTATTTCCATGCTCATGGGTGCAGCACAAGGCGGTACAAAAACTGTTATTAAAAATGTTGATGACTATTTACTTCGTCCTCTTGGTGAAGGTTTCTTCCGTTTTAATATGCAGTTTGATTTTGACCCTGAGATTAAAGGCGATCTTGAAGTAAAAGCACGTGGCACAGAAAGCCTGATGGCAAATGAAGTACGTAGTCAACGCCTAATGCAGTTTTTGCAAGTTGCAAGTAATCCATCTCTTGCTCCATTTGCTAAGTTCCAATATATCATACGCGAAATAGCAAAGTCTATGGAGTTAGACCCCGACAAAGTAACCAACAATATGGACGAGGCCGCTATACAAGCCGAAATAATGAAAGGTTTTCAGACGCCAACAGGGGAACAGCAGGCACCACCCGGTGCTAATGCAATGGACCCAACAGGTGCCGGTGGTGGTACAATGGGTGTAGGACAGGCTCCTGTGCCGGGTGAACAAGGATTTAGTGGAAATGAACAACCAGCAAATACTCAGCAAACTCAAGCCGTGGGTCAACAACAACCGCCAGTGGGAAGCGTTCAATAGTTATATTGACGCTGTAATTGAACTACAGCATAAAGCACTTGAACAAGCTGATGATAATGTAATGATGTATAGGTCACAGGGTGCCATTGCAGCATTGCGCAAACTTAAAACATTGAGGGATGAAGTCAATGGCTCTTGAAAAACAAATGGAACTTTTTAATGAGGGTGGTTTAGAACAGGATGGCGGCACCGTTGATCCCGTATCTGGTAATGATGTTCCACCCGGCTCTACACAAGAAGAAGTGCGCGACGATATCCCAGCCCAACTAAGTGAGGGTGAGTTTGTTTTTCCGGCTGATGTAGTCAGGTACATTGGGCTTGAAAATTTAATGCGTATGCGACAAGAGGCTAAGATGGGCCTCAAGATGATGGATGAAATGGGACAGATGGGTAATAGTGAAGAAGCTACTATTCCTGACGATGTTCCTTTTGATTTATCTGATCTTGACATGGAAGATGATTTAAGTTATAATGTTGGTGGTTTTGTTCCTGCCACACAGCAACAACAACAATTTGGCATTGCAGGTGTAATGCCTTCGCAATTTCAACAATCAGCACAGTTATATAGTACTCCCACTTTAGGAATGCCTGTAACAACTTATAATGCTCCACAAGCAGTGTCCGTGCCGACTACGTATGTGCCTCCACAACAAGCCGTAGTTCCTACGACAACTAAACCAGACCCCACTCCTTCTTTTTCTAACTATGTAGGACAATCTAAAACAGAAAATATTGAATACATTAATCCTGAAACTGGTCAGCGTAGAATTTTTACATTTGTTAATGGTGAACCTACTGTTGCTATTCCAGAAGGATTTATACCTTTATCTCAATACACACCAGATCAAACTCCTGTTACTACTGAACCAACTGTAGGAACGACTAGTGTTAGAGACGATTCTGATCAAGAAGATGAAGATGCCCGTAGAAACCAAGCCTTAATAGATCAATATGGTAATGCTAGTAATAGAATTGGTTTGCTAGATTTCTTTGGTGAAGGAAAAAGCCATACGTATGGTGTAAACTATGTAGAAGGTTTTGGAATGGGTCTAGTAGGTGTAGGTCAAGTTTTACAAGGCACACTTGGTGGCGGTGATTTTCCCGAAGGTGCTAAAATTTTACTTAAAAACGGTGATGAGGAAATCCTTCTTACCGGAGCGGAATACAAAATTATGAGAGATGAAGTTCGGAAACCCGGAACAGACTACACCAAAACTAGAGAAATTCTTGATAGAGCTAAGTCAGAAGCACGTGTAGAAAAAGCGGCAGTTGAAGAAAAATATAAATCATCTTTGAAAAAGGCGCAGGAAGAAGCAGAAGATGATCCAAGTCAGTCATGGAAAGTAGATAATATTAAAGGTGCTATTGCTCAAGGAAAGAGAGAAGCTGAAAGAGGTAATATAAACAAAAAGACTGGTGATATTATCAATCCGTTTGAGGCTAATCGTGGACCCTCTGCACCTTCACCCGCACCGTCTAGTTCTAGTCGTGACTTCAGTGAACCCGGTCCTTCAGCGGAAGAGGCAGCAGCAGGTGCTGGATCATTTGGTTCATCTGATGATTTTTATGAAGAGTACGATTTTGCTTTTCAACAGGGCGGTCTAGCTGCCAAGAAAAAACCCAAGGCTAAAAAGATGAAGCGAGGTGGATTAGCTTCTAAAAAATAATTCACATATGTTGGCTACCTGATCCCCCACCCGACGTGGCTACGGTTGGCCCCAACTAGGAGAAGTAAAATGGCAGAAGCCGAAATCATGGCTGAAGAAATGCAGTCACCTAAAAA